AGACGGTCAGACTGCCGCTGCCGGCCATGGCGACGGCGTGCTGGTGGGCACGGAACTGGCGGTAGTAGTGCAGGGTGGTGGTGTTCATGGTGGTTGGCCTTGTGGTTGGTTGGTCGGGGGCCGTTGGTTGCGACCCGGTTCAGGTCATAACGCACGATCCTACTCGGCGCAAGCCCCGGCAAAAGAAAAAGGGGGCCGAAGCCCCCAGTTTCTTCCGGGTCAAATCGTTTACCCCGGAAGGTTCACCTTGCCGACCACGGCCTCGACCTCGGCCTTGAGGCCGGGGTCAAGGCGGAACATCCATTCGTAGTTGACCATGCCGGGGTCGATCAGGCCGTAGACGCCGGTTCGCTTCATCTCGGCCCAGCATTCCCCCGCCGTCATGGGGACGCCCATGTACTGGCAGTGCTGGGGGTCGTCCCATGTCGGGTCGATCACCCGGTCTTTGCTGTCGATGCACCAAGCGTGCAGCGTCGGGAACAGCAGGCGGTTGCGCATGGCGTAGCCTTCGACGTAGCGCAGGCGGGTACGGTTCTGCGAGGCGAGGTCGGCGGCGTTCTGGAAACAGTTCTTGGGCTCGCCCCTGACGTAGCTCTTGGGCAGCTTGCGGCCCTTGAACACCCAGCCGTTGTTCAGCACGAAGCGCTCGCAGAGCGCGGGCGCACCCAGCCGCGACCAGTTGGTCACGGTGTCGGCGAGCAGGGTGCGCAGGGTGGGCACGGTGAGCAGGGGGGAGGTCATGCCAGCACCTCCTTCCCGGCTGGCGTCAGGGCGAGGTCGCCGTCGATCAGGCCCTTGCGGTGCAGGGCGTCGATGACCCGCTCGCGGTTGCGCCAAGCGAGCCCGCCGGGCGCGCGGTCGGCGAAGCTGGCGTAGTCGGTCGCCTCGCCGTCGCGGTCAAGGTCGCGCAGCATGTCGCGCTGGCGCTTGGTCAGGGTGGCGCTCATGACAGCACTTCACAGTCGGCGAGCGGGAAGCTGACGACCTTGCCCGACTTGTCCAGCTTGATGCGGGCGAGCTTGTAGGTGCCGTCGCGATTGGGCTCGGGCCTGACGACGATCTTGACGATTTCGCCATACCTGTCGCCGCGCATCCATCTGTCGGACCAGACGGGAATTTGAACTCGGGTCATGTGGTTGGTTCCTTGAGAAAAATGGGGCCGCTGGTCAGGCGGCCCCGGTTGGGTTCAGCGCTGGTTGGCGCGGTTGATGGCGTACGAGCGATTGGCCCGCGTCTGCGCCTCGTAGGGGTCGATGCGCTCGGCGCTCGGCTGCGGGGTCGTGCCGCGCAGGGCGGCACAGTTGAACTCGGTCTGGGTGACCTGCATGGCCTGCATCCACATGGCATGGACGTTGCCGAAAAGCGCCTCGGGCAGGCCCAGCAGGGCGCGGCCCTCGTTGATGGCGTGCCAGAAGCGCATGTAGGCGGGGTCGCGGCGGATGTCGTGGTCGGTGGTGGTCATTGTGGCTGGTTCCTTCGTGGTTGGTGGTTGGTGGCGGGAGGGCCGAAGCCCTCCCGGTTCAGGTCACAGGTTGGCAGCTTCCCAGCGTGCCAGCGCGCGTTCGGCAGCGTCGGCGACGGGCTGGTAGTCGTTCTGAGCCCACACGGCGCTGATGTGCAGGCCGGGAATGCGGTCGTAGGCGCGGTTGAAGAGCTTCAGCATGGCCGTGCGGTCGGTGCCGAAGCGGAGAACCCTGCCGTGATCGTTGTAGATCGCGAAAGCAGGCTGGGAGAAGTCGCCCTCGGCGCGGCAGATCGCGGCGCAGAGGTAACGGAGATTGCGGTAGGTCATGTGGCTGGTTCCTGTGGTTGGTTGGTCGCGGGCCGCTTGGTTGAGCGACCCGAAACGCTTATGGCACGGGTTGGATCGTGCGTCTACCCCTATTTCAAAATAAGTTCGACCGCATGGCGGCTGGCCATGCCGTTGTCGTCCATCAGCGTGCGCCCGGCCTCGGTGCCATCAGCACGGCGGAAGACGAGGTATGCGCCATCGAAGTGGCAGGTCAGGCCAGCGCGGCGGGCAAGCGTGGCAACGAGCGTGTACCCGATCATGTGGCCCATGTGATGAAACCCTTCTCGCAATCGTCCAGCAGGTCTTCCAGCGTCAGCCCAAGCCCGCGTAGCTGGTTCTTGGTCAGGCCGATGGCGTAGCGGGCATACCGCTCGCGCGCGGCGCTGCCGGGTTTCTTGGGGTTCGGCGCGCACGTGGCCAGCACGGCATCCCCGGATACGCGGCCCTTCTTGACCGGCACAGAGGCGGCTGTGGGCAGTTTCGGCCACGGCTTGGGGGTCAGGCGCATGTCCGGGGGACACCGCGTCAGGCGGCCCCGCAGGACGGCTGTGGCGATCATCACCGGCACGTCATGGCTGAGGTCAAGGCAGGCCAGCACCTCGGCGCTGGGGTAGGGCAGGTCGGCGCTGTCGGGCAGGGCAAGGGCGAAGCGGATAGCTCGGGCGTCGCACGCGGCAAGGTGGGTGGCGGTCATGGCAGGTTTCCTCGTCAGGGGATGGGGTGACCCCCGCGCTTTCACGCGGGGGCTTGGCTGGGGCCGGTCAGTGCAGGCGGCGGTTCTCGCCACCGCCCCTGATGGCGCTGCCCAGATGCACCCGGTCACCGGCCTTCATGCCCGCTTCGTGAGCGGCGTTGCTGTAGCTCATCGCACGCTGGCTGGTGGTGTTGCGCAGGCGCAGGCCAAGGGCCTCGTACTGCTCGGCGACCACGGCGTTCCTGACCACGACCAGCGAGGTGCCGGTGGTGGTCTTGGGGGCCTCGGCCTCGCGGGCGGCGAGCATTTCGGCGAGCCGGGCGTTCACGCGCCGGGCAAACCCGTTCATGAACGTGTTGCGCACCCGGCGCGAGCTTTCGTGTGAGGGGAAGAAAGGATCGCGCTTATAGTCTTTGAACGAGCGGTTCATCGACCCTTCGATGACACGCATGAGGTACGTGGCGACTTCCACGTCACTGGGCAGGCCGAAGAAACAGATGTTCCCGGTGCCGGTGCGATACCAGACGCGGCAAGAGCAGTATTTGCCCACGGCTGATGACACCCACTGGCTTTCGTGGCGCTTCTTGCGCTCGCCGCCGTGAATGCCGGTCAGGCACTTCTCGTCGCGGATTTCAGTCTCGCTGGACGCGATGCCATACTTGTCCATCAACTGGCCCATCTTGGCGGCGGCGGACATGGCCTCGGCCTCGGTGCAGCCGTTGTCGATGGTCTTGGCGGCGAGCGCCCTGATGCGGGCGATAGCGGCCTGCCGGTTGCTGTTCTGAGCGCCGTTCGGGGCGGTGCCATCGGGGCGGTTGTCCAAGTTTGAGAGGCTGATGAAGCCCTTGGCGAGGTCGTTGGTGATGTCTTCCTGCCAGCCGCCAGCGGCCTTGAACTCGGGAATGGTCATGCCATCCCGGTACAGGTTGAAGCGAGCCCAAGCGGCGGTGCCGAATTTCTTGGGGTTGGTGGCGCAGAGAATGCGGATTTTAACGGGGTTGTAGCGCATGGTTTTGGTTCCAATGTTTGGGTTGAGATTGACGGCCTGCCCCATAGCCCACAGGGCAGGCCGGTAGGCTTCAGGCTTGTGCGAGGACGCTCGCCCGCGTCGCGTCAAGCGCGGCGTCGAAGGCATCCTTGCCATGCCGCTGGCACATGGCCAGCAGCATGTAGTGGGACGCGCCGTAGCGCGGATGGACGTGCTGCCCCCAGCCATTGGGGGCAGAGTGGAGAAGCGCCCAGTATTCGCGGGCGTCGCGTTCGATGTCGGTCATGGTTTCACCTTTCCGGTGGGTTGGGCGAGCGAGCGAAGCTCGGCCTCAAGGGGTTCGTAGTCGCAGGGGCGGGCGTTGGCCCACCCGTCCTTGGACAGCTTCACAAGCTCGGTGAGTATCGCCAGACGGCGGAGCTGAACGCGGGTCATCGGGTCGAGCCCCATTTTTTCTGATAGCGATCTTCGCAGCGTTGCACCTCCTGCGTGGTGATGACGTACACGTGCTTCAGGGCGGCAATCTCGGCGAGCGCATCACAGGTGTCGCGGTCGTGTTGCCGTGTCTGCTCAAGCTGATGGCGCTGGTAATTCTGGCCACCGTGAATGGTGGCCAGAACGCCGATAGGGGTCAGCACGATCAGCAGCGGGGCGAAAAATTGTTTCATGGTCACTGGTCGTCCTCGTCGCTGTTGCACCAGTCGCACTCGGGGTCGGTGCAGGGTTCAATGCCGTAGCTCATACGGTCAAGCAGGTCTTGGTAGTCGGGCTTCCACGGCTGGTTGGTGCAGTCTACGAACATGTGCAGGCCATCGGCCCATCGATAGCGGTGCGGCGCTTCGACGGTGCATTCGTGGGTGCCATACGCCTTGTCGTCCACGACCGTCGCCCCGATCAGGGCGGCGGCCTTCTTCACGTCGCGGAGGGTGGCGGTCATGCCAGCACCTCCGGGTGAGCGGTCTTGATGTGCGCGATCAGGCGACCGCGCTGCTTGTTGCCCTCGCGCATCCCCCAGCCGCGCCCGGCGGTGCCGGGGCGGGGCTTCAGGACGAGGTCCGAGAACCTGCACAGCGTGCAGGCACGAACGATGCCCCGTGGGGCATCGGTCGCCTTGATGAAGCGGTCGGCGGGGTGGGCCATCACTTGACCTTCCGGCTCGGCCACTGGTTGAAGATCGTCCCCAGCACCGACTGGTTGACAATCTGCTGGGTCTTCCAGCGCTCGGTGGTGCCATCGGCCTTGCCAACGGTGAGGATGCTGTGGCCCCAGACGTGCGAGCCGGTGAGCGTGGCGGTCAGGCAATCGCCGACCTTGCGCACCAGCTTCATGACGAAGAGGTCGTACTGAGCGGCGGCCTGCTCGCGGGCAGCGACGATGTAGCGGGCTTCGCGTTCCGGGGACGCCGCGCGGATATGCGGCTCACCGTGGCGGTGGTACGACTTGGTGTGGTCGGTCAGGCTGAGCAGCCAGTTGTGGCGGGCCATCATGGTCTTGTACTGGGCGCGGCCCATGTTGCCGTTCGGGCGGGGCGCGGCCTTGTCAACGTCCCAGCCAAACTCGGCGAGCTTGGCATGGGCACGGGCGATGGCCGCCTGAGCCTCGGTTTCGGCGCGGGCGATAGCGTCGGCCTTCAAGGGGGCGACGGCGGTTTCGATGGGGTTCATGGTTGGTCTTTCGTGGTTGGTTGGTCGGGTCGGCTGGTTGGGCCGATCCAACCTTGTCGCATATCCGGGGTGGCTGCACAAGCCCTATTATCTCTTATTTTAATCGCGTACGCGTGAACCCTCATTTGCAAAAATCGCGCGCGAGCAAAAGCGTAAAAATCTAATAGTGTTCACGTATACGCGAGCTTTTATAAGCACTTAGCGCCTATTGGTTTTCTATTGGTTTTTTCTGGCGTGCAGTTTTTTGCCCCTTTTTGACCCATCGTCGTAGCGTCAAGAATATAACGCTCATCCAGTTGCCTGCCCCCCGGAAGGGCGTTAAGTTCCCCCCTGAATTATGCCCCGCCCCGTCCCACAAGTGACCGTCTACCAGCCGCGCTGGGCCGAAGACGACTACCTGCGCAGGCCGCTCGACTTCGACCCCGATCTGGCCGATGCGATCATCCTGCGGGTCATGAACGGCGAGACGCTGAACGCGCTGTGTTCGAACAATCGCGACTACCCCCTGCCCGGAACCTTCCTCCTGTGGATGGAACAGGAACCCGCGTTCAACCTGAAATATCGCAAGGCGAAGACCATTCAGACCGAATTGCTGGTTGACGGCATCCTTGAAGACGGCAAAGCTGGGACATGGGACGCCAGCACGCGGGTCACCGCCGGGAAAATCTACACCGAGAAGACCGACCCGATGCGCTATGGCCCCAAGGCGACGATCACCACCGTGCAGCGGGAGGAAGCGCCAGTGCAGGTCGATCACACGGCGGAACTCAGGCGTCGCATCAAGGCCATGGCCGACCGTGCCAAGGCGCAGGAAGAGGCTGAGAAGGAAAGCTGATGGCCGTCACCTCGCACGCCTACATCCGAAACTATGGTGCCATCCCGGCCTTCTTCGACAGTGGCCGATACGGCCATCGCATCCGGCGCTTCGGCAACGAGTATTTCGTTGACCGCACCAACAGCGCGAAATACCGCACCACCCGCAAAACATCAGGCCCCTATGCCAGCATCGCGCTGGCGCAGGCGGCCTGCGACACCGATGTGCAGCTTACGCGCCCCTCGGGCGTGACGCCGACCACGACCACCGCAGGGTTCACGCAGCCCGCTGTGGGTGCGACCGTGGTCGTGCCTGTGGCTGCGACCACGGGGCTCGCCGTGGGGATGTGCGTGACCGTCGCCACGGCGGGCGTGTTCCAGATCACGGTGATTGCCGCGCTCAACCTGACGCTGCGCAACACGGGCGCGGCAGAGAACGCGGCACCCACCACGGTGATCGCCACCACCAAATCAGTCACAGCGACAGCAGGTCCGGGATGAAACAGGAAACCTTGATCGACCTCGAAAACATCACCCCGGTGCCGCCACCGCCTGACGCACCAGCGCCAGACCCTGCGGCCTCGGACGCCAGCACATCCCAGCAGGTGCCGGTCTACATCGTCAGCGCCTCGCTGATCAGCCCCGATGGCTGGCTGGCGGGCAAGCTGGAAGCCCCATGGCGGGGCTCGCAGACCATCGGCGAGCTTTGCAACACGCTCATCACCACCAGCAAAGAGCGGCCCGACCTAGATCAGTGCCGCATCAGCGTGCGCTGGCGGAAGTGAGCTTCGGTTTCGCCACGTGGCGAAACCTCGTCTTCCCGGCGGCACTCGTCAGTGGGGCCGGGAATGTAGCCGGGTGCGGGGCAGGGGGCGTCATCCTTTCCCCCTCCCCCGCCCCGGTTCTATTTCGCCCGGTTTTCGGATGCTCTTCTGGTTCGCCGGGTGGAAAAGCGGGCAGGGTCGCAACAGCCCTGCCCGCACCGATCACACCACCAGCCTGAGCCCTGCCCCGACGATGCGCGGCGACGGCTTGGGGCGCGTGTCCCGTAACTCAATCGGCACCATCAGGGCGTGAGACAGGTTGCTCGCCATGGCGAGCAGGTCGGCAGGCGGCTGCTCGCCGTAGCTGTGGGTTTCCTTGATGAAGGTGCCGTTCACCGACAGCACGTGGCAGGCCAGCGAGCAGCGCTCGCCGATGGTGTCTGGCATCCGGTAGATGACGAGGCTGGTGTTCATTTAACGCCTCATCGACAATATCTGTGGTGCACGACCAAGAGGAACCCCCGTGGGATGCAACGTCTATTACGAACCTGAACCAAGAACGCCGGTCTCATAAATTGACACTTTCCCTGTAAAATCAGTGGGTTAGATAATAACGCGGGCGTCCGCGTATTTGATCGGGTAAGCGACCTCGGCGACGCGGAACTTGAGCTTGGCAGGCAGCTTCCAGAAGTCGCTGTCTTCCCGGAAGGGGTGCGGCTCGGACGCGATACGCTTCACCAGCGCCTCGGTGCGTAGGGCCTCGGCCTCGGGCGTGAGGTAGTAGCTGGTCATGCGTTTCCCCTCACCTCGGCTTGGCCTTCGAAGCGGGCGACCTGTTCCTTGAGCATGGTCACCACGTCCTCGCGGTGGGCGTTGCTGATGTAGTTGCAGCGGCCTTCGTGCCCTTCGAACGGGAACACCATCAAGATGAAGCCGTTCGTTTTGGTGGTGGGCGGCTTGCCGTTCAGCAGTTCGTCAATGCCGTGCGCCAGTGCATTCATCAGCTTGTGTAGCTCGGGGTCGATGGGCGCGTCGCCCAGTTGCTTGCTCATCAGTACACCTGCGAGTAGGGCTGGCGCTCGCTACCATCCGAGTTGATCTGAACCACGTCCGCGAGCAGGGTGCCATTGCAGGTGGTCTTGCCCCCGATGCTGCCAGTGACACGGGCAAGGGCGATCTGGTCAAGCGCAGCATCCAGTGAGCGGGCGTCCCGCACCTTCCAGCGCTGCCCGTTCGGGCATCTGACGATGTAGGTCATTCGTTGTCGTCCTTCCTGATGTGCTTGTCCCATTCCTCGGGCGTGATGCCGGTCTTGAGGAATTCGCGCTGCTCGTTGGTTAGCTGGGGGAAGATGTCCTGTATCAGGCGCGTGCGCCGCGATGACATCCATTCCGCCCACTGGGCCATGGTGATAGGCAGTTCCATGCTGGCGGCCTTGCCGGTGATCTGCGATTTGCGGGTGACCTTCATTCCAGTTCCAGTTCCTGCATCAGTTCCAAGACATCGCCGATACGGCTGACGGCGCGACCAATGGGCGTGGCGTTCCACTCGGCGACATCCATGTCGGGCATGGGCAGTTCCTTGGTGAGGATGGCCTGCGCCTCGTTCAGCTTGGCGATGATGGCGTCGAAGATTTCTTCGTTGTCCATGGTGATCATTTCGGGGGTTCCTCGTCGCGGTTTTTAAGCCTCGAAAGGTACGATCCTTTTTCATTTCGGCCAAGCCCAAGGTTGCCTTGACCCCTCGGGGAATGTACCTTGCTTCGCTTAGCGAGCGCGTCGCATTTCATCCCCATAGCCCCACCGCCCATGTGGCGCGTTTCGTCAGGCCCGCCCCGGTACGGTTCCAAGCCGGGGCGGGCCATTATTTGGGGGAAGTGCATGAATGCCAATGTCGCGATGGCCTCGGTGCTGTCGAAACGACCCCCACATGAGCAGGAAGTGTTCTATCTCGGCCTGACGCCTGAGATGACACACGTCCTTGAGTACGACTGGGAATTCTGGGGCCGACCCAATCAACAGGAACCCCCCGGCAACTGGTCGGTGTGGCTGGCCATGGCAGGCCGGGGCTTTGGCAAGACCCGCATGGGCTCGGAATGGGTGCGGTCGATGATGTGCGGTAGCTCGCCGCTGACGGGCGGGCGCGTCAGGCACATGGCCCTCGTCGCCGAGACAGCCGCCGACGCCCGTGATGTCATGGTGCAGAGCCAAGGCGGCATCCTGAAGTGCCACCCCCCTGAATTCCGCCCGGTCTACAAACCCTCCCTACGCAAGCTGGAATGGCCCAATGGCGCAGTCGCACACACCTATTCCGCAGATGACCCAGAGCAACTTAGAGGGCCTGAGCATGAGGCCGCTTGGTCAGATGAGCTTGCCAAGTGGCAGTACGCGCAAGAAACTTGGGACATGCTACAGTTCGGTCTGCGCGTCGGCGATAACCCCCGGCAGTTGGTCACTACAACCCCGCGTCCAATTCCAGTTGTCAGGGAACTACTTGAAAATAAAGACACCTTCGTAACGCGCGGCAGCACATACGACAATTATCACAATCTCTCGGCCAAGTTCTTGGCCAAGATGAAGGAGAAGTACGAAGGCACAAGGCTCGGGCGGCAGGAACTGCACGCCGAAGTGCTTGACGATGTGCCGGGCGCGATGTGGACGCGCAGGATGCTTGAGATGCGCTCGGCGTCGAACCCGAAGGGCGCGGGCATGACCAAGAGCGAGGGCCTGCCCGACATGCGCCGGGTGGTGGTGGGCGTTGACCCGTCAGGCACGCACGGCGAAATCGACATGCGCCGCAAGGAAGCGCGTGGCGGCGACCACGAATTTGAGGTAGGTGACGATGTAGGCATCGTCTGCGCGGGGCTTGGCGACGATGGCATGATCTATGTGCTTGACGACGCCACGATCAATCTCGGCCCCGAAGGGTGGGCGCGGCGGGTGGTTGACACCTACCGCAGGCACGACGCCGACATGATCGTCGGCGAGGCCAATTTCGGCGGTGCCATGGTCGAACACACCATCCGTACAATCGACAAGCGCGTGCCCTACAGGCCCGTCCATGCCTCTCGGGGCAAGGCGGTCAGGGCAGAGCCCGTGGCGGCGCTCTACGAGCAGGGCAGGGTGCGCCACGTGGGCAGCATGGCCAAGCTGGAAGACCAGATGATCTACATGACCCAGCGCGGCTACGAGGGCGCGGGTTCCCCGGACAGGCTCGACGCCATGGTCTGGGCCATCACCGACCTTGTGTTCGGCAAATCGGCAAGGGGCGGTGTCGTCCCGATCAGGGGAGGGCATCACTGATGGCCAAGGTGGTCAAGCTCAAGCCAGCGGCGCAGGAGGAGGGCACGACCCGCATCGGCGATGTGAAAGAGCGGCACCCCGACCTCGGCATCATCGTCCCCGACTACGAGGAATGCCGGGACGCCGTGGACGGCGCGACCACGGTCAAGGCCAAGAACGTCAAGTACCTGCCCATGCCCTCGGGGTTCAACGGCTCGGCTGAGCCGCTGGCCATGTACGAGGCGTACAAGATGCGGGCGCAGTTCCCCGACCTGATGGCCCCGACCATTCAGGGGATGCTCGGCATCATCCACCACGGCGAGGCGCAGATCGAAGGGCTGGACGAAGACAGCCCGCTTGAGGGGATGTGGGAGACGGCGACCCCCGATGGCCTGACGCTTGAGGCGCTGCACAAGCGCATCACCGAAGAGATTTTGACGGTTGGCAGGGTGGCGCTGCTGGCTGACCTGCCGCCAGAGGGCGGCGACCTGCCATGGGTGGCCGTCTACAAGGCGGAAAGCCTCATCAACTGGTCCGAGAGCCGCAACTTCTTCGTGCTGGAAGAAGACTACCGGGTGCGTTCGGGTTTCACGTGGGACGCCAAGAAGCGTTACCGCGTGCTGGAACTGGTCGATGATGTGTATCAGGTCGAAGTGCTTGACGAAGATGGACATTCCCTGAGCAGCGATGAGGAAAAGGACCCCACCGAAGACCCCACGATTGACGTGCAAGAAGGCGTCGCCACCTCGGTGGTGGTGCCGCAGATGCGAGGTGGCAAGCCGCTTGAGGAAGTACCGCTGGTCGTGGCGGGCTCACGTGACCTGAGCCTTGAGCCCGATCAAATCCCGCTGATAGGCGTGACGCGCTCGGCGTATGCCATCTACCGGCTGGACGCCGACTACCGCCACCAGCTTTTCATGAGCGGGCAGGAAACCCTGTTCTATATCGGGCTCGACCCCGATGACATGCCCACCTACGTGGGCGCGGGCGTCGGCGTGTCGATACCCGAAGGGGGCGACGCCAAGTATGTTGGCCCCTCGGGCTCGGGTATCGAAGCGCACAAGACAGCCATTGAAGACGAGCGCAGCCGGGCCGCAGAGGCGGGCTCGCGCATGTTCGCGGTGGGCGACAAGAAGGCGGCAGAGAGCGGCGAGGCGCTGCGCATCCGCGCGCGGGCGGGCTCGGCCACGCTGGTGAGCGTGGCGCAGACGAGCGCTGCCGCGCTTGAGCAGGTGCTGCGCTACTGC